AATTACTATTGATACTTGTGATATTGCTTATGATTATTGTACAAAATATATCTGTGATAATGCTCCTCGTTCAGATGGCGGTTTTGGAGTAGATAATATAAGTGATATTCCATTTGGTAAAGGTTATGGTTTAGTACAGAAAGAATTTGATGAATGTCTTAGATCTATTCTTATGATGGATTATGGTCTTATTCTCATATCTCATGCCACAGATAAGGTATTTAAAGATGAAAATGGATCAGAATATAATAAAATCGTACCAACATTAGATAAAAGAGCTAATAATATTGTTGCGAGGATGGCAGATATTATTGGTTATTCAAGAATTGTAACTGATAAGGATGGTAATAATTCAACTAAACTTTTTATGCGCGGTACTCCACGTTATGAAGCAGGTTCAAGATTTAAATATACTCCAGATTATATTGATTTTTCTTATAACGATCTTGTAAATGCCATTAATGATGCTATTGATAAACAAGCAGAAGAAGATGGTCAAGAACTTTTCACAGATAAGAAAAGTAATCTTTATGAAGATGCATCTAAAGATCTTAATTTCGATGAACTGTTTGCAAAATGTAACGATTTAATTAAAGAAATGATTGAAAAAAATCCTGAAGATGTTTTTGAAGCAAAATATCAACCTCGTATTATTGAAATAGTGGAAAACTATTTAGGTAAAGGTCAGAAACTTAGTCAGTGTTCACGTGGTCAAGTTGAAGCGCTTTCATTGATTTATGATGATCTTAATTCTCTTTCTAAGGAAAATATTTAATAAATAAATTATAAAGACTTGTTATAAAAAATTATTTTTTGACAAGTCTTCTTTTTTTTGTTATAATAAAAATAGGAAATTTTTTTTAAGGAGATTTTATGGCTCATAAAGTAAAATGTGTATACTGTGGCAAACAATTTGATAGAGATACTGAACCAACAAAACAAGTTTCCGCACGTAGATATGCTCATTTAAAATGCTGGGAAAATCATATACAAAATATGACTGAAGAAGAAAAAGATAAAATAGCATTTTATGATTATACTAAGCAATTATTTGGAGAAGAATATAATTATATATTAACTAAGAAATTAGCTGAAAGATATGTAAAAGAATATAATTATACTTATAGCGGTATGTTAAAAACTCTTAAATGGTATTATGAAAAACAAGGAAATTCATTAGATAAAAGTAACGGTAGTATAGGAATTATTCCATATATATATCAACAGGTATTAAATTATTATTATACATTATATCAAGCACAATTAGTAAATGAAGAAAAAAATATTTCAAATTTTCTTATACCAAAAGAGAAAGTCATTAAAATAGAATCCCCGCGGGTATATATACGTCCACCGCACATGTGGTTAGAAGAGGAGGATGAATGAGTTCAAAATATGTTGATGTTTCTGCTAATATGCAAGTAATTGGAGATGTTTTTCTAAACCCATCTCTCTTAGATTTAGAAGATAAATATAAATTTAATGAAGAAGATTTTCCTCAAGAATTTCATAGAATTTTATTTGGTTCAATATACAATCTTCATCAACTTGGAGCAAAACAAATATCTATTGAAGATATAGAAAAATATTTGGAGCAACGTCCAAAAAAATATGCAATTTATAAAACAAATAAAGGTTCTGAATATTTGGAAAATCTTAAAGAAATGTGCCAACTTGCGGCATTTGATTATTATTATAATCGGATGAAAAAAATGACATTGTTAAGAATGTATAATAAAAAAGTTGGTATGAATTTATCTTGGTTGTATGATCCTGATAATATTTTAGATATAAAGAAAAAAGAAGCTCAAGAGACTTGGTTTGATAATACTCCTATAAATGAAATTGCTAATATTATAAATGATAAAATAGATGATATTAAATCTAAATATGTTGATAACTCAGAAGATGGAGTAATTCAAGCGGGAGATGGTGCATTAGCACTTCTTGAAAGATTAAAAATAAATCCAGAAATTGGCTATCCTCTTTATGGAAAATTAATAAATACAGTACATAGAGGAGCAAGATTAAAAAAGTTTTATTTGCGGTCTGCGGCAACAGGGGTTGGGAAAACTCGTTCTATGATTGCAGATGCTTGTTCTATTGCTTGTAATAAAATTTATAATCTTGAAACAAGACAATGGGAAGAAAATGGGACTCGTGAACCCACTCAATTTATTACAACTGAACAGGAAGAAGATGAAGTTCAAACCATGATGATTGCTTTTTTGTCAGGAGTGGATGAAGATCACATTCTTGAAAACACATATGTTGGAGACGAGTGGGAACGAGTTAATGAAGCTGCAACAATTCTTTCAAAAAGTCCTTTATATATTAAAAAATTACCAGACTTTTCTCTTCAAGATATTGAAAATACAATTAAATTTGGAATTCGTCAATATGATGTAAGATACGTTTTTATGGATTATATTCATTCAAGTATGAAAATTCTTAGTGAAATTAGTTCGAAAGCTGGTGTAAAGGGACTACGAGAAGATAATATTCTTTTTATGATTAGTGTTAGAATTAAAGATTTATGTAATCAATATGGCGTATTTGTTATGTCTGCCACACAATTAAATGCTGATTATGTATCAGCCCAACAGTATGATCAAAATCTATTGAGAGGTAGAATAATTATTTGTGCCTTAATATATCTTATCCTCTTTTGCTAAGAGGGGTCGCGAATAAAGCGGCTAACGGGGAAACCTGACCAGGTTAAGCTGAAGGCAATCCCGTCTCATTCTAATTACTTAACCCAATAAAATAAAAAGAAAGGAGGTAAAAATTTGAATTGTATATATCAATATACGAATAAAATCAATGGACATATGTATATTGGATTTGCGAAAGATCCAAAAAGACGCTATAATGATCATCTTTCAGCATCTTTTAATATAAATAACAAAGATTATAATTTAGCAATTCATCGTGCAATTAGAAAATACGGAATTGATAATTTTGATTTTAAAATTTTAGAAGATAATTTAAAAGATGTTGAAACTATGAAACAAAGAGAAATTTTTTGGATTAATAAATTCAATACTTATAATAATAAATAGCATTATAATGAAACTCCTGGTGGAGATTTACCTGGATATAATACAATCCACAAAGGAGAAGAACATGGGATGGCTCTATTATCAGAAAGCGATGTTGTTTTTTGTAGAGAATGTTATCAAAAAGGATTAAGAAGTCGAGATATTTATAATCAATATTTTTTAAATAAAATAAGTTATAGTGGATTTTTAAGAATGTGGCATGGAAAAACTTGGAAACATATTAAAGCAGAGATTTTCAAAAATAATCCTCATAAAGGAGCATATTCTAAACAAGATCGAGATTTGATAACTGAGTTATATAAAGAAAGTGGTTTGTCATTAAACAAATTTAGTAAAACTCCTGAGTGTTATGTGGGTTATGGCACTTTATGGAAAATGATTAATAATCCATCTTTTTATGATGAGAAGTAATTAGAGCGGGCTATCGACTATCCCTTAGGTTGAAATGCTGGGGAGTAGAGCTACTATTAGCACGTAGCGATGTTTTAGGAAACGAAGCATCTGAAAAATCGAAAGAGATATAGCAACATATGTTGTTAAAATATAGTCAGTACCAATAGAAATATTGGAGTATATGGCAAAAGCTATTGCAGATAAAATTGATTGTGGTATGATTATGCTTCAAGTTAGTCAAGATGATAGAGAAGCATTAAAAAATATTGTTAATTCTATGGGTGTTGAAATGCCTGATATAAAAATTTCTGTTTATAAAAATAGACGCGGTCGCTATAAAGATATTCTTCTTTGGTGTAAATCTAATAGAGGCATATGTCGTATCGATCCTATCTTTATAACTAATTATAATTATGAATTAATAAGTATAGAAGATTTAAAAATTACAGTAACTCCTAAAATAGAAGCGAGTGCATTTTAATGAAGAAAAAATTTAGAAAACCAAGACCTCAACCACCAAGATGGTTTTGGGCTGATAATGATAATTGCTGGGATTGTAAATATAATTATACTAAATGTAATAGTTGTAAAAGATTAAAAATATTTAGAAAACAATATCGAGATAAAAAGAGGAGTAAATAATGGTAGAAACAAGTATAAAGATGCATTGTCTAAATTGCGGAAAATAGAAACCACTTACAAGATTTTTCACTTTTAAAGATGGTAAAAAAGATACTTATTGTAAAGATTGTAGATTAATTGGATGCTCTGATAGTCAACCTTGGACTTATTTTCCAATAATGTAGTTATTTGATATTCCTTATATTGAATATATATGGTTCAATGATATGATCCGTGAAATGAAAGTTGCTACAAATACACATGTTTATAATAATGTATTTGGAAAATATTATTCAAAAATGAAGTTATTTCATTGGAAGCATTTTGGTTTTAAAGATAGTAGTTATATTAATCAAGGAGAACGCCAACTTCTTTTTTCTTATAGATCTAAACTTAATGATATGAGAGATTATTTTTTAGATCGAGATATTCCTCAATAGTATTATAATGTTATAGGATTAAATAATGAATAAATATGATAAAGACACTTTAAAAAAAAATTTATCAATAGAAGAAGTATTTGATTTAGTTAGTGAATTGGGCGGTGAACCAATTATGGGCAATGAATTATTCACCGCCCGTACTATCTGTCATGGCGGCAATAGTCATAAACTTTATTATTATGATAATACAAAATTATTTCATTGTTATACAGGATGTGGTGATACATCATTTGATATCTATGATCTAGTTTTAAGAGTCAACAAAACAGCAGGTATTCAAAATTTTTCTTTATCTCGTGCCATTATTTTTGTTGCTAAATACTTTGGATATACCACAGAAACTTTTGAATTTGAAGATAATTTAGACACAAATGAAGATTGGAAAATTATTAATAATTTTAAAAGAAATAAAGAAAAAACTCAATCTCGTATTGTAGAACTAAAAGTTTATGATGATAAAATATTAAAGTATTTACCACATCCGCATATTATACCCTGGGAACAGGAAGGTATTGATTTTAAAGTAATGGAATCAAGAGGAATATGTTATAATCCAATTAGTGAAGGAATTATTATTCCTCATTATGATATAGATGGAAATTTAATTGGTATAAGAGAAAGAACTTTAATTAAAGAAAATGAAATATACGGTAAATATCGTCCTGCGATAATTAGTGGTAAGATGTACAATCATCCACTCGGTTTTTCACTCTATAATCTCAACAATAGTAAAAAAGCAATTTCTCAATTTCAAAAAGCAATAGTATTTGAAGGTGAAAAATCTACACTTTTATACGCCTCTTATTTTGGACAGGAGTCGGATATTAGTGTTGCTTGTTGCGGAAGTAATTTAATTAATTACCAAGTTAAATTACTTTTATCTCTTGGAGTTAAAGAAATTATTATTGCCTTTGATAAACAGTTTCAAGAAATTGGCGATAAAGAGTGGCAAAAATGGGTTATTAAATTAAAAACCTTATATAATAAATATGGAAGCTATGTAAATATTTCTTATATGTTTGATAAAAACGATCTATTACAATATAAGTCTAGTCCAATTGATGAGGGCAAAGAAAAATTTATAAAATTATTTAAAGAAAGAGTTACAATAGAATGAAAACAGAAAATTTTTATCGGCAATATTGTTATAATGCTCCAACGGAAAATATTTTTCCAAAAGGAACAGATGCACAAACTTGTTTAGAAATTTTAGTTAAACATTTTTTAGGATATACTCCTGTTATTTCATATCCAGGTAATACCGCCCAATGGAATTCTGAAGCAACTACATTAGTATTAGAAAAATATCCA